CAAGAACTCGGACATACGGATTACTTGTGAAACTGCCACCCAAAATGCTGTCGTATTCGGTAGCTTCAAAGGGTACTTAGCAAAGGTTATTGGATAATGAAGGTCGGATCAAAAGTATCATGGAATAGCTCAGGTGGAACTGCCCGTGGTATTGTCCGTGAAATCATCCGTGATGGCAAGGTTCCCAACATCCCCGTCAAGATCACTGGCACAGAAGAAGAACCTGCTGCCCGTATTGAGATTACTGACGACGAAGGTAAGCCCACAGGCCAGATGGTAGGCCACAAGGTCTCTACACTCCGTAAGTGTTTTGATGTTGAGAAGGCACAATACGCCAATGACATCTTTACCACTGAGCAAGAGGCTGTAGCCCGTAGCTATGACATGGGTTTTGGTGGTGCTACTCATGTATCGACCTATAACGGACAGGCCGTTTATATGCCCGCTGACAGCCACGATGCCTATTTGGCATACTACGGTGCTGAAACGGACGAAGACGAGCCAGAGGCCCCTTCCAGCGAGCGTATGGAGCTTCTGAGGGTGGTAGTACAGGAGCTGCTGAAGGAAGACGTGACCAAAGCTGAATATCAGGGCAAGACAGTCTCTCTTAACAAGCCTCGTCGCATCGAAGGTGGCAACAAGAAGTTTGAGGTCTTCGTCCAAGACGGTGACAAGGTTAAGCGGGTTACTTTCGGTGATCCTAACATGCAGATCAGACGTGATAACCCTAAAGCTCGTGCCAATTTCCGCTCTAGGATGTCCTGCGATACAGCATCAGATAAAACCTCAGCCCGTTACTGGAGCTGTCGTATGTGGGAAGCGGATACATCAGTGAGTGACATGACTAAATCTAGCATTGAGGGTAAAATCCTTAAGGTCGATGATGAGCAGCGCATGGTGTTCGGATGGGCTTCTGTAGTAACCGAAGATGGTGAACCAGTGATCGACCGTCAAGGTGACATTATTGAAGCTGACACTCTGGTCAAGGCAGTAAACGAATTTATGGAGCATGTGCGGGTTGGTAAGGCCATGCACACAGGGGAACAAGTTGGTGTCGTTGTACACTCTCTCCCTATCACTAAAGAAATTGGTGAGGCTCTCGGTATCCACTCTAACCGTGAAGGATGGGTTGTTGCTTACAAAGTATTCGACGATTCTGTCTGGGAGCGTGTGAAAAGCGGTGAACTCGCAGCGTTTTCCATTGGTGGACGCGCTCAGAAACAGGAGATTTAACTTGCCTAACCTCCTTAAAAACTTGCAGCTTGAGGAACTCTCCTTGGTAGATAGACCTGCCAATGCACAGGCAATGGTGAGTCTCTTTAAGCGCGACAACTCAGAGGAATTTGAGAAAATGGATGAAGAAATGGAAGCTAAAGTTAAGGCTTACATGATGGAAAAAGAGTGTGGTCGTGGCGAAGCTATGAAAGCTCTCGGTTACGACATGGCTAAGGCAGATGATGAAGCTGCTGAACCCACAGAAGTTGACACTCTGAAGGCTGATGTTGATCGCCTGCGCTCTGAGAATGAGCGTCTGCGCAAGGGTCTGCTGGACGAAGGCTACGTTATCTCTGCTGAAGCTATCGAAAAGAAAGCTCCTGTCGAGATGATTGAGGTTGGCGGTGTGTCGGTTGTTAAGTCCGATATCCCTGCGCCAGTCCTTAAGGCTCTGGAAGATGCAGAAGTTGCCAAGCAACAACACGAAATTGAGAAGGCTGACGTTGAACTGACTAAGATGGCTGGAGAAGCTCTCCCCCACTTTGATGTTGATGTTGCCAAGTCTCTGATGAAGTCTTTTGCAGAAGATGAAATTGTCACGCAGGCCCTTAAGGCTTGTGATGCCGCTCTCGCTGCTGCGATGCAAGAATTTGGTAAATCGGGTGTTAATGGTGATTTCACCAATGCTACCGACCAACTGGATGCAATGGTAAAGTCCTATATGGACGAGAACAACATGAAAAAGAGTGAGTTTGCTAAGGCATATGCTGCTGTAGCCAAGACCGAAAATGGTAAAGCTCTTATCAACAAATCCTATAAAGGGGAATAACTATGGCTGTTATGCAATCTCGTGACAACCGCACCGAAATCGCTGGTGTTGGTGGTACAACTCAATTCAAATTCGTAACTCTCGACGCAGGCGGTGCTGTCACTGTTGCTGGTACTGCTGGTGAGCAGGCATACGGTGTGTGCTTGGTCGGTGCTGCTGCTGGTAACGCTACCACTATCTGCGTGTCAGGCTCGGTTCTGGTAACTGCTGGTGGCACTATTGCTGCTGGTGCTGCTGTTCAAACAGACGCCGCTGGTGATGCACTGACTGCTGCAACTGGTGACGTTGTTATGGGCTATGCCAAAGAAGCTGCTGTGGACGGTCAGATCATTGAGATCGAACTGATCCAAGGCGGCAATATCGTAGCCTAATTTAGCATTTAAAGGAATAATATAATGCCTCTTTTGACACCTTCTAATGTACATATTGACCAGCCCCTCAGCAATCTGACGCTGGCCTATGTGCAAGAGCAAACTAACTTCATCGCTGACAAAGTGTTCCCAACCGTGGGCGTACAGAAGCAGTCGGACAAGTACTACATCTACGACCGTGCGAACATGAACCGCGCTGGTGATGTGAAGAAACTTGCTCCTCGCACCGAAGTCAACCGTATTGGTCAGTCGATCTCGAACGACTCGTACTTCGCTGACGTGTATGGCCTTGGTATGGACTTTGACGAGCAGACGCTCTCGAATGAAGATGCCATGTTGGACATCCGTTCGGCTGGTGCCACCACTCTGGTCAACCGCCTGATGGTTCACCGTGAAGAGCAGTTCGCTGCCTCCTTCTTCGCTGCTGGTATCTGGGGTACAGACGCTACTCCAAGCAACCTGGTCGGACTACACACCAACTCGACACCAATCACTGATGTGACCACTGCTCGTCGCACCATGCAGTTGAAGTCGGGCGGCTTTAAGCCAAACACTATGGTTATCGGCAAGGAAGTCCGTGACATCCTGATTAACCACCCTGACATTCTGGCCCGCCTGAACGGTGGTGCTACTGTCACCAACACTGCTCTGATTACAGATGCAAAGCTGGCAGAAATCTTTGAGGTAGAGAACTTCTACGTCATGGAAGCTGTGAAGAACACTGGTGCTGAAGGTCTGGCCGAAAGCAACGCCTTCATCGGTGGCAAGAACGCCCTGCTGGTCCACACCCCACGCACTGCTGGTCTGATGACCCCTGCTGCTGGTCTGACCTTCGCATGGAACAATGTCCCAGGAGTTTCTAACCTCGGCGTTACTGTTGAATCGTTCTCGGACGATGCACTGAAGCGGCAGCAGGTTGCAGAACACATCCAAGTCAAGATGTCCTACGACATGAAAGTTGTTGGCGCTGATCTGGGTTACTTCTTCGAAGACGTTATTGCTTAAGCTACCCACTTACTAACGGAGTGTCCCTAGTCTTCGGGCTAGGGGCATTACCCAACTATAAAAGAACATAACAGTATCCTCATAATGGAGTAGTCCCATGCACCCTAGTTATCTAGGTTTCCAACTTGATTGGCCCGTATTCGTTAAAGTCCCCTTTACTGCTGGTGGTAAGAACCTAAAGCGAGGTGAGCATTTTAACTGGACGGGTATGGTTGGAGTAGAGGCAGATAAAGTTGCTACGCTGTACGCGGCAGGTTATATCTACCACAACACAGAATTAGAAGTCCAGAACAAGGTTGGTGATCGCCTCTCAGAGATGAACGGTCCTAAACTAGACAATCTGGTAAACCTGCTTAATGCAGTTGTCAAAGACAGAACCTCAAGCACCACTGAGTTTGAACGTAAGCGGTGTAAGAAGTCTAAGCTAGACGATAAACAACGAGGTCTTATCCGTAGGTTCCTTAATGCGAACCACTGGGTGATGGAAGACTTCTACCGTATTCGAGATAGTATTCTCGACGATTAATAACTGGAGACGACTTTATGGCGTGGTCATACGATCCTACTGATTTGGATAACACTACGGCCTCTGGTCGTCTTAACATTGTACGTCTTCTTGTTGGTGATACAGATACTGTAGACCAGCAGGTTCAGAACGAAGAGATTACGTTCGGTCTCTCTGAGAATGGCGACAACATCTACCTGTCTGCTGGTTGGGTTGCTAGGGCTATCGCTTCTAAGTATTCCCGACTGGTTACTACTAGCCTGAGTGGCGCTCTTAGCTCTGACTACTCTGACCTAGCCAAGCAGTACCAAACTCTCGCTGACCAGCTTGAGTATCAGGCCAAGACTAATGGTGCTGCTGTCGGTATCCTTGCTGGTGGTATCACTAAGTCAGGCGTTGAGGCTGTTCGCGCTAACACTAACCGTATCGAAGGCAGCTTCCGTAGGGACCGCTTCAAGAACCCCCCTAGCTACCAAACCCCAGAGTATGAATAAGGAGTAGGATATGTCCTTTCGTTCCTTTGACCTACTTAGGTTAGTTAGAGACCACGGAGAAGAGCTTACCCTGATTAAGAAGACTTCTGCTGGTACTTATAATCCCAGCACAGGCGCTATCACTGG